AGGAGCACTTCCGCGCCCGCCGCTTTCGACTAGCATTCCACGAGCTAGTCAAGGCGGCTTTTCCGTCGCTGCGGTTGCCGCTGTGACTTACAGGTTTTCCTCAATCCGCGCCATCTCCGCAACGCGTGACGGCTTATCAACCGCAAGCCAGAACGCCCGCGCAGCCCGCACGAAGGCGCCGATCCACGCCCACGTAACCACCGCCGAGAACTGCATGGCCTCGCCTGCTGTGTTTTCGCCGGCGAACACCAGCTCAATGCCGTCTAGGGTCAGCGTGAGCTTGGGCACGTTGACGCGCCGGAATCTGTATTTGTGCGCGTCACTCATGTTCGCCCTCCGCGTCTAAGATCGCGTCAATATTAAACCGGCTCCAGCAGTCTAACCGATCAAGGGAGTCGTCGCTTTCGGTAAGTATCCAGTCCATCCGCGCCCGCTCCGCAGCCAGCTCAGCCTCAGCGGCGTGCATGCGCAGCTCGATCTTGCGGCAAAACGCGACGTTGATCGTATGCGCATATCCGCGCCCCTCGTTGATAAGCTGGCGGTCGGTCAGCGGTGTGGTGGTTGGCGTGCTCATACGGGGGTATCCTCTCCTGTAATGGTTTTGTCTTCAATGACGGCTTGCGCTACTCGCAGCGTCGGAAACGACCATCCTGCGCGCCCCCACATGCTGGATGGAGGGTATGACTCCGACCCCTTAAGCGTAACCGTGCCATTTGGCCAAGTGTGATCGGCCTTGGCGCGTTGAATCAGAATGACCTCGTAGCTAGTGTGGACTGCGCCCTTGCTTTTGCGGTAGAGCGCATGAATTGCCGTGCGCTGGATCTGCTCAAGGTCAAAACCGTCATTGCGAATGTGGATGGGTAATTTCATAGTGATTTGAGGATCTCCTTGCGGTTAGTGATTGCGTGCGACATGGCGGCTTTCCACCCTGCGCGGAAGTGCTCTTCGCGGGGAAACGTATACGCGCCCCCATTTGAGTGAGCATTCCACGCCACATCCATCGCGCACGGCTCCTCGTATGCGCGGATTCGCTCAGATGCCCGCCCGCCACGACTTGACCACGACTATGAGAGCCGCGGCAGTAGGGGCTAGGAGGCACGCTGTGAGCGCGTAGAGTGAGAGTGTGTAGATCACGACTGACCTGCTTTCTTCGCGCGGGCAATCCGGCAGTAGATAGTCTGCGGATGGATGCCGAGGTCGGCGGCAACAGCCGTAGGGCGTTCGCCTTGGCTGACGCGGCGCATAGCGGCTTCAACGGTGGCGGCGGTGGAACGGCTACGGTTGCCGTCGCAAATGTCGCCAGTGCGCATTAGCAGCTCCATCTTGAGCTTGAGTGAGTGGGCGTAATCCATGCAGTGGGATTCGCGGGAGTGATTCATATGTAGCATTTTCGTAGTGGTTCGGTTTGTGTGTGCGTCAGCTGAGTGCGTCCGCTGGTGTGACCCTGCGGGGTGTGTGCAGGTCTGTCAAGCAATTGTGTGCAAGTTTCGTATTTATTTACTGATAGCTAATATCCAGCCCCAACGACTGCGCGACTACGTGCTCAGCCACCGCGCCCTTAGAGTGCACCCACCCCCGCAGCATGTAGACGGCATCGACGCAGAGCAGCTGCGCGATCGACAGCCGCATATACTGCGCGTGGGCGACCGCAGAAGCGCTGTCGTAGTTGACCGCAGGGTCGATGACCGCGTAGCCTAGCAGCCGCCATTCGTGCGCAGCAGCGGCGAACGCGGGGCGATTGTGGAGCGTGATGCCCGTGATCGGGCCGCTGATGTAGATGATGCGTGTTTTCATAGTGTTGGTGCGCGTTGCTACCCTTTGAAATTAACCCGAGAGCTCGGCATCAGCCGCCCTTTGCCCTGCGCCTCCATGCGCTCGCTATCGCGGTCAGGCTCGCGCTCAATGAACGCGGGGCGGCCGTATTGGCTGAGGCGGGCGCAGTGTGTAGGCTGCTCGGTGGGGGGAGGCTGTTTGTCGGTCATGGTTAAAAGAGGCATACGCCGTTTAAGTGGTCAAGCTCGCGCTGGAATACGATGGCAGGAAGGCCGACTAACTTCTTGTCTTTGCTCTTACCTTGTTCGTCAATGTAGCGGACTTCGACGATCTTAGCGCGGCGCACTGTCGTAGTGCGCCCAGGGAAACTAAGGCAACCCTCCTTGGATGGCGTAGATCCGGTCTCACTAATAATCTCGGGATTGATAACCATGCCGTGCTGCCAAACAAACCAGCGCTTATTATGTCCGACTTGGTTTGCGGCCAATCCGACGCCCTTTTGCTCCCACATAAGTTTGGCTGCCTCTTTGTAGAGCTTGCGCGTTTCGTCAATATCCTCGACCTTGCAGCTGCGGGTTCTTAGGTATTTCGGATCTAGTTTCATGTTTGTCGTGGTTGTCGTGTTCGTGTGAAAGTGTCCCCGCTTGCCTTATTGAGTTGCTGCACGGCGGGAGCGCGCACATCGCCGAAAGGCTCGGCCTTACCCTTAACATGCTTCGGGCTTCGATTCACTTTATTTTACGACCGTCTGGTCATGGCATGGCAAAGTGTCCACCAACCGCGATCCCCCGCACTTCCTCGCGGTGTACTGCATATAGGACTATCAGACCCTTCGGGGGGCTGCTGGTGGGAGCAAACGCAGACGGCGCGGTGTGCGCAGAGGGAAACAAAAACCTCGTCTGTGAATGCCCGTAAAATAGTGGAACTGGAGGGAATCGAACCCTGATGCAGCCCCTATGTGATAAAGAACAATTTAATCAATAGTATATCCACGAGGCTCCACCTACTTACGTCGTCAACTGCTGGAGTGCTGGCAATTGTCTTTCGACTCGCTCGTCATATCCAGATACCTCCTTTTATGCCAATGCGTCCATTGGGCGAACCTGACTCTTTTCAACTCCGTGCTGTTCAATCTTTGTAACGAACCAGCGGTGCTTGATCGTGAATGTCTCCACGTCGTAACCTGTGGCCGGTGAAGCCTCTCGGATATACTAATAACTGGTAAAAGAACGGTGCCGTCTCTCCGGCTGTCACCCCTGTCTACGCTTGAGGTTTTGCGGCGTCAAGTCCAGCCCTTGACGCGGGCTCCTGACGGTGTGAGCCGTCAGGCGAGGGGAAGTGTTAAATTAAGACGCCATTACTATACACTTTTACACTTTCAATGTTAGTGCCTTTATTTTTAGCAAACCGAATCGCAGCGCGTTTGCTTGAAAATGTATGTTTTAGAGTTTTGCACATTTCCAGTGTGGTAAATAGTGGCGTCATGGTCTTGCGGTGCATTGACTGCGCAGCTGCAAGGGCGTCGGATTTTTTAACTTCTGAGAGGGCTGTATATTTGTTTTTCATATTTCTTAGCTTGTGTGTGTGTGTGTGTCGTCGGCTGATTGCCTTCGATACCCCCAACATGCGCCGACCTGCACAGGTGTCAAGCGTTTGTGTGCATATTTATAAAATAAATATTCTTGCCCCTACTCAGCCGCCATCCCGCGCATCCGCAAAATCGCCGCCATTGCTCCAGCCCGCTGCCCAGCCAGCCGCGCTGCCAGCTTGCGCGCTGCCTTGACCTCGCTCGCCCGCTGCGCCTGGTAGGCTTCAAGGTCTCGGTCTATGTAGCCATCGATGACCGGCGGCAGTCCACGGTCGGCTCGCTGCTGCTTGCGCTCGGCGGCCTTTGTCGCCTTTTCCCTGTCGGTCATTCGCGGTCGTCCCATAGGAGGGCACTTTCTAGCGTGGTATGCGCCCCGTCAAGCCCGTCTAGCAAGAAATATGGCAATAGGGCTTGTATTCATAATCTGGATACACACAGTGACAGATGCAAAGACGGTTTCGTAGTCGTTTTCGTGTGTTAAGCGTCCCTGCCGTTTATTCGGTGGGGGCGCTTTTTTTCGTATAGGGTATTGACACGCGGGCAGATTGCTGCATTTGTAGGCGTATCGAAAAGATTCGAAGCTTTGCAGGCACGAACAGTTTTCCCGTCCTAGTGACAATTTTAGAACCTCGGTTTTCGCCTGCAAAGCGCCGAGGTTCTTTTGGTCTCAGTCAATAGGAGCAAGCGATGAGATCCATTAGCCCGAGTCCTACGGTGCAGTCGTCAACTCATAACTGGGGACTGCTTAATACGGATTCGATGACCGCTTCAGGAATGTCATCGCGTGCACTACCCTGCTATCATGCCTACTCATCGGGAACTGAGGCCAGCATCGGGGGTAGAGCGAAAAGCTTGGCCTCTTTTTTAAGGACAGCACGATTCTCCCATAATTCAAGGTTTAGGATTTAGGCTTTGGGGTATGGGGGAACCGTGCCCGTAGCCCGGCGCAGCATTTTTAATAAGGTTTGCTACGTAGCATCCAGCCACGTATCCAGAAACCAACTACACTACCACGAAACGACCATGAACGACCCCTACACGATCACACTAGGATTCCCCGACATCGAAATGCTGAAGACTCCGAAAGGCGGCTACAAGCGCAAGACCCTCGAATACATCGGCGTAAGCTGGCCACCGAAAAAAGGCTGGCCTGCCCGCACCGTCGGAAACCGCGTGAATCTGTCCGCATACGAGGCCGCCTTGCATGATGCAGAAATTCTGGCAGGGAAGAAAAACCAGCAACCCGAGCCGAGGCACCCCGAAGCCCCGCGCTCACGTGGGGAAATGCTCACAGTCATTCAGCGGTGCCAAGCCGGGGACATTGATGCTCTCGGGCTGCTGCGGATATTTGAGCACGAGACTGACAAGGCGATTTCGGCTGTCTTGGCTGACTCGTAAAATATGCACACAGCTATTGACAGACCTGCACAGATCCGCTCAAGATGCGGGAACGAAACCACTATGAAAACCGACCTCCTAGACATCCGCCACGCCGACTGCATGGATCTCATGCGCGAATATCCTGATGGGCACTTCTCACTTGCCATCGTAGATCCGCCGTACGGGATAAACGTGGCTGAAATGAACATGGGGGTTGGAAAAGGTAAGCGATGCGCTAAGATCGAAAACAGGAAATGGAAAATCAAGAAATGGGATAGTGATGCACCAAACGATGATTACTTTGAAGAGTTATTTCGAGTATCTAAAAATCAAGTTATATGGGGAGGTAATTATTTCAATCTGCCTATTTCCCAATATTTTGCTATATGGGATAAGGGCGAAGGTATGCGAGGGCGTAGTTTTGCAGAATGCGAGATGGCATGGGTTAGCAACGGAGGGACAAGAATTTTCAAAATGTCTCCAGTTGATCGTGAACGAATCCACCCCACGCAAAAGCCCGTCGCGCTCTACGACTGGATTCTCCGCAACTACGCCAAGCCCGGCGACACGATCCTCGACACGCACATGGGCAGCGGCAGCATTGCGATCGCCTGCCACTACGCAGGGCACCACCTGACGGCTTGCGAGCTGGACGCCGACTACTACGCCGCAGGCTGTGAGCGGGTGATGCGCGAGACGCAGCAGACCACGCTGTTTTGACAGCAGCCGCACACAGCCATTGACACCTGCACACGTCCTCGCAGGGTGGGGGCACGGAACCACGACACGACTATGACCACACCCGAAAACATACTCGCCCTCGACATGGCCACGACTACCGGATGGGCTGAGCTCCGCGCTGGTGTCGTATCCTGCGGGCGCGTCAAATTCGCCCGACTGCCAGCCACCAAGAGCCGCGAGCAAGACCACGAGGGCAAGCGTCTGCTCGACTTCGAAAAGTGGCTCCACGGCGTATTGCGCGACCTACAACCGGCGGTGATCTATTTTGAGGAGGCCATTACCAACCGGCCGAATACTGCCCGATTGCTTTACGGATTCCGAGCTATAATGATGAGCAGGGCAGCGCATTACAACATACCAGCCGTGGGCTGTCACATCGGCACAGTCAAGAAGTTCGCGACCGGCCGCGGCAATGCGCAAAAGCACGAAATGGTGGCGGCGGCAAAATCGGTCTGGCCGCACTTGGATATTTGCGACGACAATGTCGCAGACGCTCTGCACTTGCTGAATTACGGGCGCGAAAATAAATAAATAAATATGCACAAAAAGACTTGACAACCTGCACAGTCTCCCGCATGTTCTTGTTATCGGAGGCAATCAGCCCGAGACACACACACTAAAAACTACGAAATATGAAAATCACATACAAAACAGAGTCAGGCCACAAAGTCGAAATTACAGTTGAGTCTGAGTTTGGACTTAACCTTCAAGGCCGTCGCCGCACGGACGGCGAAAAACAATTAGTAATTAGCGTAAGCCTTAACGGTGCCGCTCATTACGCACCACAGGGATTGCAAAAGCTTTTAGTCGCTCAGCAAGGCTGCGTAGCTAAAATTGGTCAAATTGGCTTAAATGCGCATCGTCTAGCAATCGTAGAGTCAATGATTTGCGAAACTAAAGCAGGGTTCAAGGGTCACAATGACGCTATCGCCGCGCAAACTCAATATGCTGGCACAGGCGACATAAATAAAGACTTTGGCGTAAATTGCTAATAATAGCACTCTCCTCAATAACACACTTAACCAACTACGAATTATGAAATTTATCCACAAATTTACAAACGGATCACAGTCCACTACTACAGTCAACGGCCTTCGCTACGACGCTAATCGCGCAGTCCGCGAGTTTGGAAACCGTAGCGAGAACGGAGGCGGCAACGTATTTATTACCACCTCAATCGAAATGATGGAATCAGACGACTGCGTAGTTTTTAGCTGCATCGACGGTGATTTTACCAGATTAATAAAGTAACCTGGACACAACCCCACTACCCCGCACACAGCCTGAGCCTAACCCGCTCGGGCTTTTTGGGTGCCAGCATTCCGCCAGGCACCAACCAAATATGAGCACATTTACAATCCAAGGCCGCGTGACGGTCATCAAGGACGAGCAGACGTTCGACAGCGGCTTCAATAAGCGCGCATTTGTCATTTCAGACGGCGCGGACAAATACCCGCAGGAGCTCGAATTCGAGACTGTGAAGGACAAGACTGAGCTTGTCGCGGCGCTGAACGTCGGCGATCTTGTTGATATCGGATTCAACCTTCGAGGCCGGGGGTGGAAAGAAAAACACTTCATCAACTTAGAGGCGTGGAAGATCACCGTGCTGGAGTCGGCAAGCCCGGAACCGCGCACCGAGCAAGCGGCCAAGGCTGCACCCGAAGGCGACGGATTTGACCTCGACGACCCGCTCGACGAGGACGTGCCTTTCTGATCCGCCTCCGCACCCCGTAACCAACCACAGCAACCACAGCAACCACACCACACACCATGACAGACCAACCAGCACCAACTAAAGAACCCCGCGTCAACCGCGTAAGGCTCAACACGTTCATAACGCCGACGACCCATTCGACGGTCAAACGGCTCAACCGCGAAGGCGTCGGACGCAGCGACGGCGCAGTCATCGACCTCGCCGTCAGTGATCTCGCAGACAAGGTAGCCAAAGGGGGCAGCGAGTGAGCGCGGAAACAAAGGCCGGCAAGATCGCCCCCGCGCTGATTGCTATTATGCGCGAAATCTCAGCCATTGATAAGGGCGGATACAACCAGCAACAGAAGTTCAAATTTCGTGGTATTGAGCAAGTGCTCAACTGCCTAAACGGCGTTTTCAAAACTCATGGCGTAGTTATTCTGACAGACGTGTTAGCTCACAAAGTAAGCGAATTTAAAACAAAGCACGGCACGTCTGGATATCACCACCTGACAGACGTTCGATTTCGATTTATGGCTGAGGACGGCTCAGAGGTGGCAATGACATCGATCGGTGAAGCGATGGACTACGGCGACAAGGGCGCATCAAAAACGCTCTCAATTGCGCTCAAATATGCGCTTGTCAATATGTTCCTAATTCCGACTGAGGAAATGGCAAAGGACGATCCTGACGCCACGACTCACGAGGTGGCAAAGTCGCCTGCGTCAAAGCCAACCGCCCCGCACCCCGCAACCATACCGAAGACGCCCGCAGAAAAAGCCGAGGCATGGGCGGCCAAGCGTGCCGAGCTGAAATGGTTTGAGATTACGAGTCCGCTGGCAACGCCCGCGAAGTGGAAAGGCAAGCAGCTCTCAGACATTGCCAGCGACGGCGACATTAAGAGCCTACAGGCAATCAAGACATTCTTCGGCAAGTCAGAAAGCGCTGACACTCCTGCGCTCACCGGGCTGCTCAAAAAGCTCGACATGGCTTTAACTGAGGCCAAGTCCAACGAGGTGCCGACAGCTACCGACCCGCAAGGCAAAGAGGTCGATGCCCCGTATTAGCTGAGCATAGACATCCCGACCGTATCCAATACTCAACTACACTACGAGCATGAGCGACCAGATCCCCAAGACCACATCACCCGACAAGGTGCAAGCGGCGAAAGATAAGAGCTTAGCCGAAGCCGCGCAGACGATCAGCCCACGTACTGCGCGGCTGGGATGGATGCCGGACGAGTGCCGAAATTTCGAGGAATGGGACAGATAACTGTTCTCCGACCTCACACACACACACACACACACACACGAAAACGAAATGAAAATAAAAGAGCACATAAAGGAAATCATCAACCTCATCGCCAGTTCAATTATTGACGGAGATTACGAAGTTGTCCAGTTTACAGATCACTCAATAAAAATTGAAATTGACGAATCGAAATTTGAAATATGGACAGCTAACGGTGCTGAATACTTAGATTTTTGGGAATCTAAGGGTATGTTTGGCGAGGCGTTTGGCGACGAGTCAACGCGCAAGAAAATATGGGATTCGCTCGAATCTCACATACAGCTGCACCGCGCAACGACACTAAAGGACGAAAAGCTGGCAACTATTGCGAAGCTGCAAGCTGAACTCTCCGACCTCACCACATAAGGCACATAATGAAAAAACCACACGAAATCACGATCCCCGAAATCGACGAAAGCGCACCGCTCGCCCTATTTAATGGCGACCGGCTGAAACTGGAGATCGATAAGATGGAGCTAGAAATTAACTCCCTTGTCCTCGATCCAACCAACCCCGCAGAGCACAAACACTATGGCAGCATCAGTCTAAAGATCGGCAAGTTCTTCGCTGCCATTGACCGAGCTGGAAAGTCGCTAGTCGATCCGCTCAAACAGGAAGCTAAAAAGGTTGACGCTCAGCGCAGCATTGCAAAGAGCCGAGGCGCAGAGCTCAAGGCTGACTTCCTGTTCCCGCGGACGCAATACGACGCCGAAGTCGCAGCACACGCCAAAGCGATCACGGACGCGCTGGAGCTGATGCAGAACGGGCACCACCGCGTCGGAGAGTTTCGGACTACAACGCTTGCCGAGTGGGACGCGCATCTCGCAGCGATCAACGCCGTCGAGCTGTCGGAGTCGTTCTTTGGCGATCGCCTAGCCGACGCTCGTGAGCTGCAAGGCACGGCCATCGAAATGAACACGGCACGCCGCGCTAAGTTTATCGAAGATCAAGCCGCACTGGAGGCCGGACGCGCCGCCCTCAAGGTGCAGCAGGACGCCGAGGCAGCAAAGCGCCATGCTGAGCGCGTAGCGGCGCAGGAAAAGGCTAAGGGTGATGCCTCGCCCGCAAGGCCGCAAGAGGCAGCGAATCCTTTGTCACTGAGAGAGTGGGAATCAAGTATGGAATTACTCGTAAAAAATGCAAAGAATAATATTTACGGGCATCTTGTAGCTTACGGAATGCCCAAAGAAAGCGCAATTAAGTTCATCGACGCGATCGCCGATGGACTTACTGAGCACCTGAAAATCGTAGCTTAATCAACCAGCCGACGCGCACCCACAGCACGCGCCAAGGCTCAATCAACGCTGTATCCACAATCCCACTACATATGGAAATACTAAAATTCATACTCAAACCGAAACTCGTGCTTTCAAAGATTAACAATGACTCTGACCAAGGCGAGGAAACCCGCACGAGCGAGTCACCTGAAAAGCCGATGGACGAATGCTTCACCGCAATGCAAGCGCTCTCTGACGTTGTAATCAGCGTGCTTGAACTGCCCACCACATACGCGGGCAAGAAAGGCGAGGAAACCCGCACGAGCGAGTCACCTGAAAAGCCGATGGACGAATGCTTCACCGCAATGCAAGCGCTCTCTGACGTTGTAATCAGCGTGCTCTTCAAGAAAGCGCTCCGGAACGGCAAGACGCACAAAGGCGAGACCCCGCTAATCCAGATCGACGAGCCAGCAGGCTCGGAGAAAGAAGAGCGCGGACTTGCTGCGGGCGAGGCGGCAACTTGCAACCAGGCGATTGCCGCTGCTACCCTGTATATCGCTGGCACACGCCAACAGCAGACGATGGAGGGGATGATGATCGGGCGATTTGACCCCGACCAAGAAGACCTCGGCCTAGAAGATTAACCTGTGCGCGGCGCAAGTCCGACCCTTGCGCTGCCACCAACACACACACACCATGACTACGATCCACGAAGAATCCCGCGAAGTATGCAAACGACTTGCTCGGAGGTATAATGCCAGTAAAGACGAACTCGATAAACTGGCATACAATACACTGATTAAGGCGATAAAGCTAATACCAGAGCGCAAAGCTGGCGGCCTACACCCGTTTCACAGCACTCTAATCAAGGGGCTCACCCCGAATTTTGACCCAAATGTCAAACGACCTGAGAGCGAGACGAAGGCTTGGAAAAAGATCGAGTCACACGTTACTGCAACGGGCGCGGAAACCGTGCGCATGTTTATGCGGCTCCCGAAGCCGAAAGCGAAAGCAAACGGCGACTCATACGATGACCATCTGAGCAAGCGCCCTAAGTCTGCACAGCGGCTAATCAACGTCTACGCGGACATCCTAGCAACCGCAGACGACTATTTCAGATTGCACCCGTCCAAAGGGCGGGGCCGCAACTCCACAGCGTCGAACACGCCATCCGCACCAGCCGACTGGGTTGACCGCGTGCCGGGCGGCTGGAAGCAATTCGCATGGGTGGATTTTTGTCGCAAATACCCGACCGAATCAGCGCAGGTATTGCGCGGCGAGGATTTGACTGTCGGATTTGAGGAATGCACGCCTGCCGATTTAGACGCGGCCTTACGCGGCGAGGGCATTGAGTTTAAGCCGCTGACGAAATGGCAGAAGACTGAGCAAATCGCCAGCCGGCTACGCAAGAACCAAGATGACGAGGCGATGCAGTATGGCCGCGCTGAGCTAGAGCGGCGTGATGGGGGCGCTGTGACGAGCGGAATTTAATATTATGGATAAAAACGAAACCGAAACGAAGCCAGAAACCACAGCCAAACAAGAGACTAATGGGGATTGCCCAGCCGCATCTTGTGTTCGGCTTTATGAAATAACCGCGATGATCTCTCGTAGCGTGGTCATTGCGGCCACTTCAAAGCAGGACGCTCTTTCCCATGTCGAAACATGGGAAGACGCATGGGAGGCAGTCTCTGAACTTATTGGAGTTAGCGATGTTGATCTCAATAATGTCCGCGATGTGAAAACGGACAATTGGAACGATGAGGCTAACCAAGCTACTTGCGCTGCTAACATCCTTTTGCGCGACAGATAGATCTCATGACACCAACCAAACAGACCTACCGCGTAATCCTACGCACGCCCCAAGACGTAGCCCGCACGCACGCGATCATTGACAACGCGCAGGTGAGCACCGACACACCTTACGAGGTCACGATCAAACCGTATGAGCTGACGCGCTCGCAGGCTCAGAACCGGCTCTACCGCAAATGGCTGGCGATCATCTGCGAAGAGACAGGGCAGGACACCGACAGCCTACACTTGCTCTTCAAGGAGCGCTTCTTAGTGCCGCTACTATGCGCCGCAGACGATACGTTTGCTGACCGCGTGCAGGCGGTCAAACAGCTACGGCGGGACGGGGCGCACGAGATGGCGGACTTCGCCAAGGGCATCATACTGGACTACGCCAGCACCACGTCCCTGAAAGTGCGCGGAATGACAACATACCTTGACAATGTTTCGGTATTTGCGGCTGAATTGGGCATCACACTTTCGCAACCAGAATAATAACCACCAACCAACACACATGATAGACGAAAACACGAAACTAGAACACGGCGGAAGCGTCAAAATATCGGGTTTATGGCACGCCGTAGGAAGCTCGGCGATGCCAAGCAAACTTTGGTGTAAAATCGGAGATTTCCGCTATCCACTACGTCGAATGCTGTCGATCATCGAGGCTTACGAGCCGCCCGCACCGCCGCCGTTTAACTGGTCAACAGGCTGCGCAACGTTTGGCGACGACATCAACGCTGCGCTAACCGCTCAGCACGGCGACCCGACGATCCACACGTATGCGGGTGAGGATGCAGAGCGGTATGGGCTGGCTGCGGGACATCGCGTGCTGGCTTGGCACTCTGATGGGAAAGGGTGGGTAAGGGCGAACCTCGAAATATTAACGCGTGGCACCCAATGGCGCAAGCAGCCCGCAGCACCGCAGGAGGCGACACCATGAGCGCGCTACCGACCGAGGACGGCTACTACTGGGCTAAGCTTGATGATGATGAACCTTGGGAAGTGATCGAAATATGGGACGGCCTCTCGTTTCGCACAGCGTCTACTCGCACAGAGACCGAATTCCACGAAATCCACCCAACCCGCCTCACCCCACCAACCCACACCACACCATGAGCAAACTAAAATACACAGCCTGTCAGCGCGTGAGATTCACGGCGTGCGAGACACTACGCGAGGGCGTGATCGACTTCGCCGTAAGCTACGGCACCGCAGACAACCTCTACGACATACAGGACAATCACGGACGCATGTATCACGAGGTGCCAGAGGTGCAGGTGCATGGGCTGGCCGTGGTAAGGGAGCCCGACGATCTCGAAAAGGCAGTGCTCGACTTCGAGGGGCTCATTGACCAGCTGAGAGGGGGGCAACTATGAGCACGCCATCGTTCGCGGTCAGTGCCGCGCCTCCGGTGGTGACGCGGCAGGAGACCACTCAATCCGCCACACAGTCAACGCGTTACGCCGCCTCGCCCCATTATGAGCTTGACGGATTCTGAGCGGCGTTATAATCCGAAGCGTAGCAAGGATGTGGACAGCGTGCGAGGCGTGGAGCGGTGGGTGGTAGGATCACCAGCATGCGCTCAGTTTGCGCGGATGGGGTGTAGGTATGGGGGAGTGTGGTGCAGGGGCGTGGTGAGTGCATGGGGCACCACGGTGGGGGGTTACAAGGAATCTTTTACGTTGCAACGCGTCCAAAGTGAGTGTCCCAGACCCACCTCCTTTCTCGCAAACTTTCAAATTACTAAATCTAATCCCCAAACAACCAACATGAGCAAAACTAATACAGCCGCAACCAACGAGACCTACACCACGCAGGGCGCCGTCGCGAAGTCGCTCGGCGTCACCGGCCGCATGATCCGAAAATGGCGCGAAGACCATCACGACGCCCCCGCCAAAGTAGACAAACAGGAGCCGCTGCACGCATGGCAAGCGTTCGTCGAGCGCAAGGGTCTGAGCGGATTACAGGACGAAGCGAACGCATCGCTGGAGGCCATGAAGATCGAAGAGCAACGGCTACGGAATCTATTCCGCCAAAGCCAGATCGACCTGAACACGGAGAAGCTGTTGATAATGACCGGCGCTTACATTCCGCGTGCCGAGATTGAAGCGCAGCTCGCGCCGCTGATCGCAGAGTTCCAGATGCTGGTGACCGAGCGCGATATTGAAATGTCCAACTGGTCACCCGGCCACACGACCGGAGAGATCCGCGTCCGTCAGCGGACTACCCTCGACGCCGTGTTCGACGCGATTCGCTCTGGAGCTGCCGACCTGATGGCGACCGCGCAGAGCAACACGAAGAAGATGCTCGCCAACGAAGCCACGCCAATTAACGCTCCCGGGCAAGGCCGTCCCAAATCCGCAACCCGCAAGCCAGCGAAGAAAGCGGCGAAGCGGAAAACCAAACGCACCAAATGACCAGCCTCGAAACTATCTGGCGCGCCGCCTTCACGACCCGTGACAACCGCAGCATTACGGACTGGGCACATGAGCACATCAAGTTCGGCTCAGATTCGCCGTTTCCTGGCCTATTCGACGCGGACAACGTGCCGTGGACACGCCGCATCTACGAGGCATGGCAAGACCCGAGCGTCAGGCAGATCATCATCTCGGGATGCCCGCAGCTATCGGGCAAGACCATCGCGGCGCAAGTCTGCATGGCTCACACGCAGGTCAACGACCCAAGTCCGATGGGATTCTACGCCGACACAAACGGCAAGGCTGAGCGGTTTGAGGCTACACGCTGGCGGCCAATGCTGGACAAATGCCCTGCGCTGGCTGACCGCGTGCGCACGGCCACGAAAGGGCGCACGATCTTCAAAGACGGCTCGTTCCTGATCATCCTCGGAGCCGAGGCAGAGGCGAATCGCCAGTCGGACACATTGCGTCACATCGTCAAGGACGAGGCATGGCGCTATGGTGCAGGATGGGGCAAGCAGATCGACAACCGCAAGGAGGCGTTTGACCGCACTGGCGACTGGAAAACGATGGCACTCGGCACCGGCGGCACTAAAGGCACGGAATTTTCAAACGATCACGCGTCTGGCACCTGCGAAGAATGGCACGTGCCTTGCCCGCACTGCGGAGGGATGCACGACTACAAGTGGGATCACAGCGACGGCGGCGTCTTCGAGAAAGAGGATGTGATGAAGGCGGACGGCTCGCTTGACTTCCGCGCCACAGGGCAGACCACCCACATCAAATGCCCGCACTGCAAACAGCGCATTGAATACGACCGCGAGGAACGCGCACGCGCCAACCTGAGCGGCGAATGGATCGCGACGAACGAGGACGCTGACCCGAGCATTGTGTCGATTACGATTTCCGCTTTCGTTGTCGGCAAGGATTGGCGCGATATCATGGAGCGTTGGATTCGCATAGGCAAAGGACATAACGTCGGTCAAAAGCAGGCACTCAAAGATTTCATTCGGTTTGTTCTTGCTCAGTTCTGGGAAGACCGCCCCATAGTAGTCAAGCAGGAGATGGTAACAGGCGACTACACACGCGCGGACATGCTCGACGGCAGGATGGATGGGGAGTTTACGCGCCTCGCTGCAATCGACTACCAGCACGGATTACGGGGCGACCGCGAGCACTTCTGGTTCGTCGTTCGCGCCTATCGTGCAGACGGCTCTTCGCGCCTCGTAGACTGCGGGCGGGTTGACGAGGTGGCTGACCTCGACGATCGGTTAATCGCGGCAAAAGTCGAACGCGTCAGTAATGCAGATCACAAGTCTAGCCGCGTGACGATTGACTGCGCGTTTAAACCCGATGTGATTTATGAGTTTTGCTTGCGATTTAATTGGGTGGGCGTGCGCGGGGAAGACCGAGACATGCGGCAAAATGGGGGGCAGTATCTTCACAAAATACCAGTTAAAAAGGGAGTAGAGTTTCGGGTGTATAAGAATTTCAGCGATCTAAAGAGTGGGCAAATCGGCGTTGGTCGAACGTCGAAATACAACGGGCTATATGCGCCGTGGCGGGCGATCAATAACCAAGCAATCGAAGACCAGCTCTACGAGCTGCGCTCTGGTAAGGCTATGGCGTGGGAGGTGCCGAGCGACATAATGGACTTTTGCCCCGAGTATGGGCAGCACATCAACACGCACGCAAAGCTCAATGTGAGCAAGGATGAGTCACATGAGAACTACCGCTGGACGCTGGTCGGAAGCCAAGAGCAGAACCCCGACCACCTCTACGCCTGCGAAAAATACCTGGTGGGCAAGGCCATCGAGGCCGATCTAGTCACGGACATCAGCGAAAAGCAGGAGAGCGAACAGCAAGATAGCGAATAAACCTGCACACAGCCCCTTGACAACCTGCACACATCGCGGCAAAGTCACAGAAATGAAACGTCCATACAAATCACACTTCGAACAAGACGCCCTCGGCGGCTGGCGTCGAGTCCTCTGCTACGTGCAGCGGGCAGGCGTCCGCAGGAAAGCGAAGTGACAGTGCAACAAGCGGGAACGTCGCGAAGCCAAAACCGCGTAACACACACACACCCGAAGCCCGCCCTAACACGGCGGGCTTTTTTGCGTCCGCACCGAAGCATTGACAAGCCGCGCGTATCCAGATACTGAATACAGGCATGGCAATTCCTGACATCAGCTTTTATACGACCGCCGAAGTCGCAACCCTGCGCACCGCCGTCGTCGCTGAGCGTTTGCGCCGGGCTACAGGTGGCACGATCACCAGCGCGAACAAGAACGGTCGGCAGTTTACCGTTGAGAGTGCCAGCGAGTCAGAGCTTGCGGGGCTGGAGCAAGCATTAGCGCGTCGGCTCAACACTGGCGGGGCGAACAAGCGGCGTATTTCATTCAATTAACCAGCACACATGGGACTACTTTACAACTTTCTCAGCGGCAAGCTCACAGCAGACCGCGCCTCAAATTCCCTCATCGTAGCACGCGCCAAGGAGATGACGAATCTCTACGAAGGCGGCCAGCGCAGCCGTAACCGTGGCAACGCATACGGAACGTTCCAGTCGCCCGAGGGCGCAACGGCAACGACCGAGCGGCTACAGATGATACTTGAAGCCCGAGACCTAGAAGATAACTTCCCGATCGCTGACATGATCTTAAACGTTTACGACGTTTACGCATTCGGAACCATCCGCTACCAGCCGATGACCGGCGACGTAAATTTCAACAACGAGATCAGCGAATTCCTCAAGGAGTGGTTTGCTGAGTGCGAATACACTGGGCGATTTGATTTTCAGAAAACGGCGCAGATGGCGCAACGCGGCAAAAAGCGCGACGGTGAATCTGGCATTGTGCATATTATCGACGAAAACGGAGACTACAAGATTCAGCTAATTACTGGAGACCGTATTGGAAATCCGAATACGATCCTTTCCAATAATCTCAACGACCAGAACGGAATCCTAGTTGACGACGGCGGTCGCGTGCTAGGGTATGAACTTTACAGCCGCAGGTCGAACAGCAGCGTTTACACTTTCGACAAGTTCATTCCGCAAGGCCACTTCTCGCACGTATTTGACCCGACACGTGCAGACGCTTACCACGGAGTAACTGCTTTCAAATCCGTGATTACGCGGATGCGCGACATGAAGGAAACGCTCGAATACTCGCGCATCAATATCAAATACCGCGCCACTCAGTTGCCATACATGAAGACCGACGACGGCGAAGTGCCTAGCGACGTAAACCACTTCAGGGACAACCAGCCGCCAAAGCCAACGCATGACGAAGCGGGCGTAAAGCTAGAGCACGTCGAAGGCGGCGAGCAGCAATACATGCGCACGACTGAGGGCGTGTTTGAGTTTCCGAACGACTTCCCGAACGGAACATTCCTGCCCGTAATCGAAACGCAAGCGAAAGAAATCTTCGCAGGCGTAGGGCTGTCTTACGATTTCAGCTGGAAAGTGGACAAACTTACCGGCACAGTCGGCAGGCTCGTAGTTGAGCGCGAAGACCGCGTGATGCAGATCGAAAGGTCTAACTCTGAGCGGCAGTGGATGAACATGGCCATTCGCCGTGCCATCCAAAACGGAATCGACCAAGGCCGAATCAAAGGCGACAGCGCAACCAAATTCAAGGGAGCGTTTTTCTACGGTGCTCGCATCACAGCCGACTACGGACGGGACGCAAAAGCAGACATTGAACTCGTAAACGCGGGGCTACTGACAGAGACCGAATATCAGCACATACACGGCCGCCACCCCGAGGACGTGCGCACGACTCGACTAGAGGAAACACTTGGATTGATTCAGGACGGCAAGAAAGTTGCTGAAAAATCTGGCCTGTCCGTAGACAACGCGACAAACCTAATCCGCAAGGTGTACCCACAGCCGCCAACCATTCAGAGCGTATCCGAGACAACGCAACCCGGCGCTGAGCTTGAGCGGCGTTGACGGGAACGGCAACTTAGTAACCGAAGAAATAAAAGCAGATCCGTTGATTGCATCGATTGGCGTTGGCGGATCTCAGGCAATGACGCAAGTTATTGAGGGATTCGGAACCGGTGTAATACCCAAAAGCGCAGCTAAGATAATGCTGGTCAACGTTCTCGGCCTCGCGCCTGACCTTGCCGATGAGATGCTCGCCAGCGCGGAAGTGTCGCCACTTGTCGCAGACGGACTCGATACCACCGTAACAGGCGAATAGCGTCAATCAAAACGATGTTGACCTTTTCAGTTTGTGTATCCATAAACTGAATACATGGCAGAATCTTTTCAGTCGCAAGTAGTAGCATTTGACCAGTCACTCGGACTGGCACTGCTTGACAACGCCATCGACCTTACAGCCGGAACCATCAAAGGCGTAAGCCTTGCGACCGCAGGCGTTGAGGCCATCGGCCACGGCGAGTATGACGAGACCACGCAAGAGCTGATACGCGAGTTCTGGACAGACGCTACCACGCTTGAGACGATGCTTGTTGCCTGCCTTGCAATCGGACAGCCGCTCAAAGCCAAGCTTGAACACGGCACCGGACTCTCCGAAGTCGTTGGCACGTTCGACAATTTCCGTATCGATGGCGATCACCTCCGCGCAGACTTTACAGCGATTCCAACCTCAGCGGGCGTAGCGCATTTGTTTTCGCTAGCCGACCGCATCTCTAGGCAGTTCGGCGTATCCGTCACAGCACTACTGCAAAAAGTAAAACAGGGCGGGGTCGATCTAATGCGCTGCATGAAGATAGAGTCGGCGGACTTTGTGGACGCGCCCGCAATCAACGCGGGCTTATTTTCCGCTAAAACTAAATTTAGCAAACTCACCAAAAACCAAACACAGATTATGACAGAAGAAGAAATCAACGCACTGATTGCCGAGGCATTAAAGCCCATGCAAGAGCAACTTACTACACTCGTGGAGGGTATGCCCGAAGAGCTATCAGCCGACGAACTCGAAGCTGAAGCGACCGCCGCTGCTGCACTTGAAGCTGAGGGTGAAGCAAGCAAAGCTGAAATGTCTGCGCTTAAAGCCAGCATGACAGCACTGGAGACTAAAAACTCCACGCTCGAAGCTAACCTTGCTACGGCAACCGCCGAATCGAAAAAGCTCGGCATCTCGTTCGGCGCATCCTTGCAAGTGCAGGAAGCACAGACCAAACAGACCGACTCGTTCTCCGCCGAAATGTCCAAAAAGACCGGCGAGGGCAAAGCTTACCACGTCGCGCTTATGGAGCTTACACGTGAAAATCCAAAACTCGTAAATGCAGAGGCCGCTCAGCGCGGAGTCTACGTTTCTCAACTCTAATCCACAAACAGTAAAACATTATGGCAGGATCAACTACAGTTTTTAACGTCGCCGGGGTCGTAACAGGTCTAGCGGACGCAGACCTCGCGCAATTCATTCGCGTGAAAATCACAGCAACCGGTTACGCAGTAGCCGCCAAAGCTGACCGTGCAGACGGCATCACTCAAGAGGCGATTGCATCTGGTGCTTACGGCTCCATCAAACTTCTTAGCGGGGCCGACGTGAACTTCGGCACCGCTTCGGGCGCAACCATCGCAGCAGGCGTTAAAGTCTACAGCACGTCTGCTGGCGAGCTTTCCTCGACTAAGGCAACCGGCTCTTTTGAAGAGGGCGTATCGATCACAGCCGCAGGCGCTGACGAAATCTTCGAGTGGCGCTACAAGCCTTCATCCGTTGCCGAGTCCTAAGCTCTGCGTATCCAATAACCAACTACATTTAATATTATGTCAGTCTCACAAGCATCAATCTCACAAGCCTTGACGTCCTACGTTCTACAAGGTCTCGCAAAACGAACCGACTTTGTCGGCCTCGAAGTTGCTCCCGAACACGGGCAAGATAAACTCGACGGCGAGTATCCAGTCGTTGCACTCGCAAACGGCGAAATGCTTCGCAACAACACCGCACCGCGAGCACCGGGTGCCCTGTTTAAGCGGATCGAAGCAAAGATCGGACTTGAGACAACTAAGCTGTCTGGCGACGGTTTGGAAATCCCAATCCCTATCGAAGTCGCTCGCAACTCGGACATCCCAATCATCGGGGTGTACGCCGAGGAAGCCATGCTCAACAGCATGCGCTTGCACGAGACCCGCGTAGCCGCAATCTCTCAAGGAACCGGCTTTGACACGGTAGCCTCTACCGCTGCCTACACTACTGCGAACATCGCGACGAGTGATCTGGCTATGGACATCCAACTCGGCATTGACCGCGTGCGTGACCGTGGCGAGTATCCTGACACGATTGTCATCCCGCAAGCCGTTTGGACGCGTCAGCGCTTCTCGACTAAGCTCGCCGCGTTCATCGTTGGCGCAAATGGTGCAGGCGCAATGGTCACAGTCTCAAATCTGCAAAAGGCATTTGCCGATGAAGGCATCAAGCGCGTCTTGATTGGCCGCTCGCAGATCAACACTGCCGCAAAGGGCAAGGTGGACATCGGTCAGATTTGGGCAAACACTCACATCTGGATCGGCGCAGGCCGCGACGCCGACACCAATGCACCTGGCGACTCGATGCGCACCGCGATCAAGACCTTCTTCTGGCGTGAGATCTTTAACGCGCCGTTCTTCGTTGAGCAGTATTTCGAGAAGAAGATCGAAAGCGACATCATCCGCGCTTGGGGCTACACCAACGAGAAGCTAGTCAACGCCCGCGCTGGCACCCGCATCACCACGCAATACTCATAAGTTTTCATTAGGGGTAATGATATAGCGGAAGGGGCGTCTCGAAAGGGGCGCCCCTTTTTGTGTCTACAGGCCTTGACAACCTGCACACGCGCAGCAATGTCGAGCTGTAGCAATTCCGCTGCACACACCAGCACCGACGCAAGAGCAATCCGAGCCGCTATCATGCGTGCTCGCAGCTACCGAGGAACCATCCCGCCGACAACACCTAACCCGCACAGCCATGAATCCGATCATCACGATAATCGCCGCCAACATCGTCTCAATCATCTGCACCATCGGAGCCGTGACGCTCGCCCTAAACGGCATCGAAAGCTGGGTATGGTTCCTGGCCGCGGCTGCGTGGTGCGCAACGCGGGTTGACTTCCGCCGATACCGAGAGGCCAAGCGCAACCGTCCTAACCTGTAACGCCGACCTACCACCTAATCTTACAGCTAGCGTTCTGCGGTTTCGGCCTAGTCGCCGCCTGCGTATTTTCCTACGGCTGTTTTCTGCTGGCGGAATCCATCGGCAGCATTTACCGGATTGCTAAGGATCGATTTCGGCGATAACACCTAGCTAGTAAACTCGTTTCCCTAGCGACTCCACAGCCCCGCAGCAATGCGGGGCTGTTTTGTGCACACAAACACTTGACAACCTGCACACACAACGCACTATCTACCCCATGACACACGCCCCCCAACTCGCTACAGACTACTACGGCCAACCGATCAAAGGCTGGCTGCTTTCCGAAAAGCTGGACGGCATCTACGCAGATTGGACAGGATCAGAGCTTCGCACGAAGACAGGCAAGCTCATCCTATGCCCTACGAGCATCACAGACAGCCTTCCAGCGTTTCCCTTAGCGGGCGAGCTATGGGCGGGGCGCGGAGGGTTTCAGCGCGTTCTATCCGCCCTCAAATCTGGCATCTCTGGCGACTGGGCAAGTATTGAGTTTGTGGCATTTGACGCGCCCGGCTCACTTGCCCGCGCATCAACTCGGATGGAGATAACACAAAGCATCCCTAGCGTTAAAGCGGTATCCCAAACCGTAATTACCGACAAGCGCCACATGAAGCGCCTAGTCAAAGAGATACTAGCCACCGGCGGAGAGGGCGCAATCCTGCGCAATCCAGCATCACTATACACCGCTGGCAGGTCTGACGACTACGCCAAGGTCAAGCCCGTGCTATGCGACGAGGCGACCTATACGGGCAAGACAGTGACCACAGCGACGGGAAAAACTTCATTAATCTGCGAGTATCAAGGTGAGACCTTTAAACTCCACACCAACACGCCAGCAACTAAAGGCCAGCTAGTCACGTTTGAATATTACGGACTGACAGACAGTGGCAAACCTCGGCACGCTCAGTTTATTGCAATCAGAGACTACGAGTAAAATCTAGCGCCTCACAGCCCCGAGTAAACTGCGAGGCTTTTTTGCGCCTTGCCATTTACATCTGTATCCATTAACTGAATACAAATGAACGCACTAGACATCTTCATAGAGCGCGGTAATACGCAGTCTGCGCCCGTCATAGGCGAGACCTTTACGTGGGCATCAGCCGAATACGTTGGCACCGTCAGTGACCTCGTAAAGGATGAGTTCTTTGCTGACGACGGCATCGGATCAAAGCTCAATGCAGAGCGGTTACTTGAATGCGCCGTGTCGGTATTTGGTGGCGGTGGGATGCCGCAGATCAAGGATACGATTACTTACCTTGCGGTCATCTACCAGATTACGGAAATCGAGTCACAGGACACCACGAATATCGTGTGGAAGATCCGCGAAAAGATGGGGGTCGCTACATAATGGCAAAGCCAGTAAAAGATTTCTCGGTCGAGTTTGACCAAGTGCAGATAAACAAGCTCTTCAACGAGCTACTGCGCAACGTGAGCGCGGTCACGCTCAAAAACATCGTGCGCGGAGAAGCGGCAGCGGTGCTACTTAGCGCGGCGAAAAAGACTCGGATTGCTAGCAAGAAACTCATAATCAAAACCTCGGGAATGGAGAAGGCGGCAAGGGTTTACAAAAATCGCAATCCTAGATGGATCACTAGATCTGCGGAGCTACTAGCAAAACGAAAAGCCCGGCTAGCCGAAAAACTGCGAAGGATCGGGAGTGCTCGTGACGCATGGCTGGCGATTATCCGCAAACTCAACCTCAAACCCGCGAACGCCAACCAGGCCAAAGGTCTAACGAAACTCATGGGCAAAAAACGCCCACTAGTAGACGGTAAAATAATCTATCATAAAGAGACGGGTGGCCGTGAGATCGTTAGGGGCAAGGGTTCTTACGCGCTAGAGATCAAATACGGAAACCCTATTGGAAGATGGACAGGCGCAAGCCCTGCGCTAAAAAGCGCCGTCCTCGGCCGCAGGAAGTTCTTTCGCTCAAACCTCCGCGCAGGCGTGTTCAACTCTGCCAAGGAAACCGCCGCTAAGTATCCCGGCATCCAGATCAACAAACTGTAATGGCAAACGAAAACTCAGTCTACTCATACGAGACCAACTTCATCGCCGCGCTGGAAAGCATCCTAGACGTTGCACTGACGCAGACCGTCGCGTTTGGCGACACTACGGCGCACCAGGCGCCGCGCATCGAGGTTGGCTTTACCTACGGCGGCGCAGGCATCATTGACCGTGGGCGCACCGCCACAGGCGAGCAGTATCTACGCAAGCACAATGGCACGATCAACCTGACGGTATTCGGCACGGTCAAGTCCGATCACCTCGCGCTCGTTGGAAAGGTGCGCACGTTTATGGCGTGGAACGTCCCGACGCTGATTTCGCCCGCGCTGGCTTACTACCAAGTGCAGAGCCTGTTTGAGCAGGCGGGCAGCAACGAGGCAGGCGATGAGGAGGGCGACTTTGAGATCAGCTCGGAACTTAACTTTGACGTCGTGTTTTTTATTCCTACCGAGGCATTCGACGCATCAAACATTATCAAATTCAGCCAAACAGCAATCTACTTTGGCACCGATCAACTATTTTACGGAGACTAAATATCATGAGCAACAACAACCTAGAAAACGGCAACAGCAACGAAATCGACGCAACGCGCCGCGCAAGCATCCGCGCCACGATGGAAGTTTACAGCCAAGACGAAACGGACGCTCGGCCTACGCTTATCGGCAACACGATATTCGTCGCCAAGACTGGCACCGACACCCGCACCGGACTCGACGACCACGACATCCGTAAGCCGTTTCTGACAGTCAACGCAGCGCAGGCAGTGGCGGTGAGCGGCGACACGATCATGGTCTTTGCTGGCGACTACAGCGCAGAGACCGCGCTCGGCGGCGTGGATGGCGTAGCTTACGTCGGGCAGCTCGGCGCGACGTTGCCAGCGTTTAACGTGACTACGGGTATTACCATTTACGGCAGCGGATTGGCGCAGTCGCTCACTTGCAATCATGCCAGCGCGGTCATGAATTTTGCGCGGATGGATACTGTAACATTTATTTTTTGCATCCTCGGTATTCAAACCGCAGGGAACGCAGGCACTATCATTGCGAGCGAGGGCGGTATTCAAACCGCAGGAAACGCAGGCACTGCCATTGGGTGTGATGGCGGTATTCAAACCGTAGGGAACGCAGGCACTTACATCGCGTGCGGAGACGGTATTCAAACCGCAGGGAACGCAGGCACTTACATTGAGTGCGAGAGCGGCGTGCAGACCGTCACTCACGCAAACTTCACCTCAACAGACCGCCCCGTAAGATTGTCAGGATCAGGCAGCCTCACCATCACAGGCCGCGTCGAGTCCACCGAGTCAAACGGCGTGATCGTGGACATCTCAAACAACTGGAGCGGCACACTCAACGCCGTTGACCTCGACCTCACAGCGACAACCGTCGCCACCAACGGCGCAACCAAGGGCATCAACTACGGCACCGGCGTCACGGGCAATGTGCAGCTCAAGAACTGCACTATCATCACGGCCAAGAACGGCACAGGCACCGCCAAGAGCATCGACGCGCCCGCCGCGCAAGCCGTCTACGTTCAGGGCTCGCTCAACCAAACACACGCGGTTGATTCCGACATCACGCTGGCGGGCGGCGCTGCTATCACCAACACGTCATTCACCGTGTAAACTTTAGTCATTGCGATTTGCTCAAAACTTTGCAATGTGTATCCAGAATCCAACTACAACACAACCAAACCACTAAAACATTATGACAACAGAATACGAAGACGGCGCACAATTACTTGACGCATTCGAGGCTCCAATCGCTACGCAAGATTACATTTTTAACGATTGGAGCGTGACCCCCGCGACACTCATGGCGGAGCGCAACGACGAAAAAGGCCGTCTTGCCGCAAAGCGCAACCTCGACGATCCCGGTCGTGATACTGCAACAGCAACGATTCAGATTTCAGTTTCGGCGATGAATCAGAAACTGACTCACGAAACGTTCATCTGCCCTGCCGGTGCGCACTACGACGGCAACGCTACAACTTACGTTATCGAATCTGAAACTGCACCAGTGACAGTCAACGAGTCCCGCATTCGCACGATCACCTGCCGTAGAATCCTCACCCAGCCTTAACCGTGCGCAACGTCAAGGCCAGCATCCCAGGATGGCTTGACGCGATCCAACATGAGGCCGAGTGTCACGAGTCGGCAATCGCACACCCTCACGATGGAGTCTGCGGCGTGCCTATTCGTCACCTCAGCTTGATTGACCTCGCTCGGATGCGCGAGCCGTCGATTGATAACTGCTTTTTTAACGGCAATTATCCCAGCGAATTTGAGTTCATGGCGCTGCCTCAGCTACAGGCTCACGCCGTGGACTTTCTCGTTTATCAACACGTCAAGAGCACGACTAACTCATTCGTCAACACGTGCCGCCGCTACAGATACCGCCGCCTAGACATGGCGACCGTATACGCCGATATTACGCAGCTCCTGACATCTACCTACCTTGACGCGCTCGGAGCCTCTGACGAGTCGCACGGGCGCACGGCAATAAGCTTCTGGGCGGGATCAGTGGACTACGTTGACCTGATCGCGACAGAATACGGATGGACTGACACGCACATCGAAAACATGCCCTACCGCAAGCTGATTCAATGTGTGCGCAAGATCCTAAAGCGGCGCGATCCAAAACAGATTATCAGCTCGTCGGCTGATCGCGTTGTATCGCGGTGGCAGGAGCATAAAGCAAAGGAGCGTAACTAATGGCATTTTCACTTAAGGCAATTTTAGGGCTGGAAACTTCGCAGTTTGAGCGTGGCGTCGGCAGGGCTAAAGCAGGGATTAAAAAGCTCGGAGCCAGCGCGGGCGCACTTGCGAAAAAGTTCAGTAAGATAGGATTTACCGCAGTCGTCGCTGGGTTTGCATTGCTGACGAAAAACGCCATCGCGTTGGGTTCTGAGCTTTCTGACATTGCAATCTCTACGGGGTTTGCGACTGAAAAGTTTCAGGTATTTCGGGGAGCTTTACTTGATGCGGGTGGAGAGGCTAAGAGCATGGAGAAGGCCATTCTAATTATGCAGAAGGCCGTAGTCCAAGGCTCCGAGGGGTTGACTACATACATTCGCGCTTTTGAGCGGCTCGGACTCAACGTAGAAAACCTCAGAGCGATGAAGCCCGAGGAACAGTTTGAGACTATCGGCAAGGCTATTGCGGGCGCAGAGGATCAGCAAGGCGCCCTCACGGCAGCTATTGAAATCTTCGGCCAACGTAGCGCACCGCGACTAATCGAGGTATTTAAGCGATTGGATCAAGATGGCTACGGCAAAATGGCCAAAGATATTGAAGAGGCTTATGGCGTGATGGATGCGCAAACTCAGAAGGCCCTGGACAAAGCTTCTGACACGATTGAACGGTTTAAGAATAAGTCTACGATCTACGTAGCTGACCTGATTAACGGTATTGGGCTAGAGGCAAAACTAAAGAAAATCGCACTTCAGTTGTCTCAATTCGTGGGCAACCTTACGGTTGAGCTTCTTACCATTGGGCCGAGTCTCATTCCGGATTCATGGTTTGACAAATGGAAAGATGGCATCAATGACGGTCACGCTACATTGATAAAAGAGCAGGATGCCTTAATATCAAAAGCAAAACGACTAGCAGAAGAGAAGGAAAAAGCAGCAAAAGCCGCTGCGGATGCACAAAAGCCAGTCATTGAAGCAATTGTTGAAACGACAGAATCAACCGAGGATCAAGAAAAAGCATTAAAAAAGTTAAATAAAGAACAGGAAGAGCAATATATAACTGAAAAAAAGTTAGAGGCCCTTCGTCTCCGTGCTGCCGGAGACAATAGTGCAGCCGACGCTTTAGATTTACACATACAAAACATTAAGGAATCAATCCGGATATCAGAAAAGTACAATATCACCATCGAAGAAGCTATAAGCTTGGTCAACGCCCTTAATAAAGCTTCAGAAAAAAAACCAGAAGACGATGGAGGCGAATTAGAACGGCAAAAAAAGATAACGGAAATGAAGCTTGCCGCACTCAAAGCGGAGACGCGAGGGGAAGACGCATTGGCCGAGGCACTGAGAAACCGCATAAAACTAGCCGAGCGAATCCTCGAAATCATGCAAGAAACTGGCGCGACCCAGCGCGAGGCTACCATCATAGCTAACAAACAGGTCAAGGCTGAGTTGGCGGGGGATAGCGGATCAACAGGCGGCGGCGATGGTGGCGGATCAACAGGCGGATCAACTGGCGGCACCAACACGGGCAAGCCATCCATCGGCAAAGACCGCGTTGGCGGCGTGCAGGGCAACTTCGGCGGCTATGGCTCCCGCTTTGGGCCTAAGCAGACAATGGACGAGCGCGAACGTGCAGCCGGTCTCAACCTCGCCGGCAACGACACTTTAAGCGGGCGCAGAGGCCCCGAAAGCCTCGGAACGGCTGGATCAAAGGCTAAGAGCGAGTTTGGGGAAGCATTGACTCCGACGAATAAGGAGCTGAGTGAAATGAATCGCTCGCTGAAAACAATCGAAACCGAACTGACCAATGGCAACTGAATATTTAGACGGCACCGCCTTCACTACTGCCCGCCAACACGGCGACTTAATCCTCGATCGCCCATTGACTGACGTGGGCGACGCGACAGCTCTGGTTATCTACCGCACGATGCGGATTCTAAGCGCCGACTACGCTCCCGTTAGCAGGGGCACAGCGTTAGCGGGATTTACTGGATCTCGACTCATTCGCGAAACGCAACCCGAAGAAATCAGCACGGGAGTGTGGGAATTTAAGCAAATCTATGCAACAAAGCCAGCGAACCGATCAGACGTGTTTTCAGGCTCGATCAGCTTTCCATTTCCATCAACTCAAGGCGTATATTACACGCCTCCTGCGACTGCTGAGTCTGCTGATGAAAGTGATGATAACCTGTGGGAATATCGCGAAGAAAAAACGGCTGTCACGAATCCCGGCGTTTTGTATATTGATTACGTTTACTTCCTCGAAGCTTCACCTCCGACAATAGCCACAGTGTTTAAGTCATCAGAGCCCGGATTCGTTTCTAATGGCGGTTCTGGCTCGGTAAATAATGCGAAAGCGTTAAACGGAGATGTATTTACTGGAACATATTCAGTCAGTGCCACCACGCCATCCGCTACAGCTTACGCAACATCAATAACGGATGGCGATCTGTTAAATGTTGACGTGCGGATTAGCAGATACATGGGCGACATTTTCGTCATGGAAACCCACAAGACAGCCGCAAAATGAAAATAAAACCCGAAGAAGTTAAAGGCTGGGGCACCTTTCGGCGTGTATTGAAAAAGCTGATACACTCCGCCAACCGCACCGAAAACATTTCGATTAGCCGAAATAGTTTCACCGACGGCGTGACCTATTCAGGCGATTCGATCATACTTAATATTTCAAAATCGAAACCAAGTCTCGGCGGCGTCAGCTCTGGAAATTTAGGCATTCACGCCTTTCAGTTAGTTGAAGAGGATATTACTACGCTTTGCGTTCGACAAGGAACCGTTGGCACTATCATTCCGACTATTACAGGAGGCAGCGAACTTGAACCCGATTACACCGAAAACGTGTTATCACTACCGGGCACAGGAACCCGAGAATACTGGCTCAAGATTACAATAGACTCAAGTGGCTATATTACAGCCGTCACCATCGAGGATGGTGAGCCAGGTAACGTCAGCGCAACTCAAGCTGAAATCCTACTTGGAAGCGTTGAGACCGATAGTGGCGATATAGTCGTGTTTAACTCAAACCTTAGCGGCTCACAGGCACTAGCCTCTTGTGGCGCAAATCACTTTTTTGGATTCGTCTAATGGGAAACCCGTTCAACATAGGGCCGTTTAATTGTTGCTCCTGTCCTGAGCCTCCAGACTTCGATGCCGAGGTGGACGATCCGATGGCTAAGTATATCAATATGTGCGGTTGCCCGACTGTCGCGATATTCTGCGTGAGCGAGGAAAAGATCGCTACGCTCTGCGGCAAAATGGAATTTCAAGACCTCACCGCCGATCCCCCCGTATTGCGGTCTTCACCGCCCGCAGTGTATAAGTCAAAGGAAGTTGAGACTGTCACCGTCACACCCTCTGTCACCACAAGTTTCCCGCAGCGCTGCTGGCAAACAGGGATCACTGGTGACTCAGATGTTACTACAATAGATTATACGGCCACGGCAGTTACGACAAGCCGGCACTTTACTGAAAAGACAGTAACAAGTCTATCCACCGAAGTGTGGGATACGGAAACATGCTCAAGCTCTACCTCAAACGATCCTGTTTCCATTGTAGGAGGTGTAGGCAGCACGTCTGGCGAGCTTGATTGCTCTAGCTATAATGGCAACAACCCCCCCGGTTGCGGCCCAATAGATCCACCCCTCACAACACGGGGTGCTGTAATACCCGCTGTTGTGCCAGATGATCCGTCCGACTTGGTTGGAAACGCATTAAAAATAAACGTATCTCATACATTTGTTAATAGTGGTAGAGCCGCAGGCACCTATGAATACACATCATCTCGGCAGGACACAGAAACTTTCGATGGGCTTGAGTTAGTGGATTCGGATTGCGGAATTGATTCTAGATCAACTTTAGATATACCTGGGTATGCTGCTAGATACTCCACTACCACAACAACAACTACATTATCGTTGCCAGACTCCGAGGAAGAAGCATTAGCCCGCGCTACGGCCAAAGCAGGTTCAGATTGTTCCTCTATCGACGAGCTCCGCACCGACTCCTACGACATAACCCAGCGCACCGCCACTTACACGGCTACAGCTAGCAACCTCGTGATCGGCGTGCCCTACAAGGGCTGCGTGCGCCTTCGTCGCCGCAAAGCCTACAGCGGCACCACCCCCCTCGACCCCGAGACGGAAGTCACCGAAGTTATCGCATGGGAAGATGTTGAGCCCGACACCATTGCACCTTTTACGCCAACAGAAACAAGCGAGGAAGTCGCGACCGATGAAGCCCTGCCCACCGCCAAGGGCTATGAATACCAAGCAGTCAGCGCCCACGTCTGGCCAGTCTCCGCAGGTTGCGATTGCCCTACATCTTACGTAACCCCATGATTACTCGAAACCATAAACCGACACCGCTCGTGCTGACCGAGGCACAGAAGGCCAGCTTGCAAAAGCCACAGTCGCGACCCAAGCACCACGGCTTAGGCGACCTCGTTGAAAAGCTCGCGAAGCCCATCGCCAAGGTGATCGACCGCGTGGCAGGCACAAACATTCAAGGATGTGGCGGGTGTCAGAAGCGCAAGGAATGGCTAAATGATAATTTCCCGAAGTAACCGCAAAATTGACCCATCCCAGCCCGCTTCCAGTCGGCACTTGCCAAAACGTATCCAATAACCTAATACACTACCATGAGCACGACACTATTAGACACAACCGCAGACGGCTCGCCGTTAATCTCAGACGGCTTTCGAGTCGCCCTAACCGCAGGGGGTGCCGTAGGCATCTCCTGCCGCGTCACGACTGGCGGCGCGGCCTTGACCAACGCAGACGGCTCGCGGCTTAGCTCAATGCCGTGCTCGCTGATCATCACGTCGTCGAATTTTACCGATGGCGCAGGCGCAGGCACGGTGGCCGCAACCACTCAAGCCCAGTTCGGCGGCGCGGGTAGCGTGTCGATCCCGCTGGAGATTTCGGCAGTCGCGTCGGACGTGCGACACACTGAGGTTGTCACCATTGCAGGCGGGCCGGTGATGTATGGCTTTTTGTCGTTCCCCGCCGAGCTCAGTGCAAACGTCACCATCCTGATCGAAGCCCTCGAACTGTAATCGATGCTATTGCACAATCAGATACTGCCCCGCGAAGGTAGCCGCTATACACCCGCGCAGTTTCTTGCGCTGTTTGGCGCAAAGAAATTTATACAGCGCTTCGGCACTGGCCTTACCGCAGCCTACTTTTTAGCCGACCTCGGCAGCAGTCGCGGGACGGTTGATGGCGTGCTAAATCCAGTGGTTCGGGTGCGTCGTAGTAGCGACGGTGGTTTGCGTGCGTTTACGGCAGCGGATATTAAGAGCGGCACGGCTTTGGATTACGTAAACAACGGGACTAGTGCGCTGTATAATAATGCAATGTATTTTGATGGGGTGGATGATTATGTTAAAAAAGACGTGAGCAATTTTAGGTCTGGCGATTCCTCTGGCTCTGTCACCATAGATTTTGCTATTACCAGCTCCGGCAATTTTATTTTTGTGGCCTCAGCAAGCACACCAACCGACGCCAAGCGCATTGCTTTTGGAATTAATGCTGGTAAGGTCAGGATTATAACTAGAGACTCTGCCTTCAACGCGGTTGAGACGACATCGCTTTTCAACGACGGGCAATTACACACGGTAAAATTTGCATCTAGCGGAACAGCTTGGTCGATTGAGATTGATGGAAACTCTGAGTCGCTACAGGTTGTTACTGGCTCAAACACTGGCGGTTGGTTTGCGGATATACCAGATCGAGGTAACATAGTAGTTGGCGCGCTGGTTGACAACTCCACGGGCGGTTTCTGCGATGGCTTATTAAAAAACCTTATCATTAAAAACGGCGCAGGGACTTCGGTGCTGGCGTGGGCGGGCGACGGCAACCAAAACTCTAATTGGTTAGACACCTCTGGCAACTCTTATAATCCTACAGTATTTGGCTCTCCCGCGCTATACTCAGGGCAACCGTTTGGCAGCGTGCAAGCCAAGCTTTACGACGGTCTCGTAGGAGCCAACGATGCCACGCAAACAACCGTAGCGGACATGCCAAAGACTGTAGTGGCTGGCGCAAGAGTAGTCGATAACAACGGCAACGCATCAACGCTATGGGAGGCCACGGACAACCTCACATTTACCACTGCATTCACTGGCCTGACATCGGCCAACGTTTACGCAGTCACCGACAACGCTGGCACTGTCACTCTCAACACGATCACGGCATTTGACATTAGCGCCATCACGACCATGACGGCTCTGCTCACGTCGCTAACCTATACCAAAGTCACGGCGGTAATCATCGCGCCAGACAACGCAAATCAAGCCGCCATTCAAGCTGAGCTCAACCGCCTCTTTGGAATCTAATGAATCTACCATTCCCAAACGTCACCGCAGCCCAAGCCCGCAACCACAGCGAATATCTACGGCGATGCGGGCTGACCGCAGCCATCCCTGGCGACCCGCTTTATTGGTGGTCAATGTCCGTTGCAGACGACGGACGCGCCGCGCTAATGGTAGATGCCGCAGACCTGCCGACAACCGACGAGGATGGCGTGGTAACGCATCACAGTTTGACCGCTGCCGAGGTGCGGGCGCTAAAGCAAAAGCTGCCCGCACGGTGGATCAAGAAGCAAACAATTTAAGACCATGCCAAACCAATCCGACACGACCCAAATCCCGAACAAATACGCGAGCCTATTGCTGGTAGGATCGCTACTATTTTTGGGGATGGTGTCGATCTACGCAGGCACCGAAGCCCGCGACCTCAAAAAAGCCGTGCAGGCAAGCAGCATGGCAGACGAGCGACAAGACGCGACGATTGACGCGATCCTGCAAACGCAAGCGGACGGCAAAAAGGCCACTGAGAAACTGACTGATGCCGTGATCGGGCTGACCGTTGAAATCGCCAAGATACCGCGAGACAACCAATGACCGACCGTATCATCACCGCCCTCCTCGCTGTATCCGTAATCCTAATACACTGCGCAGGGTGCGCGTCGCGACCACTTCCGACGCCGATGGCAACGGTTGATATTTACGTGACCGACGAGGGATTCTTCGTGATCACCGAGCGCGGCTCTGACGAGTCTATCGCCTACAGATTTAACGTCACAGAGATCCACCCAATCGAACCGCCAACACCAATCCCAGCGCCATGACACTCCGAAACATCACAACCCTTTTTACTGTATCCATAATCCTGATACTGGGCGCGGGTTGTTCGAGTGTCGGACTCCAGAGCAAGCGCATTTTCCAAGAAAACGTCGCCGCGCCCGTGGTCAAGGAGGTTACCGAGGACATCCGCCAAGCCGCCGACTACTTGTCAAAAGCCGTAGAACAGCCCGCAGAGGCAAAGGGCGTAGCGATAGACCTCTCGCAGCGTGTTGGCTCTCCTGAGCGTCCTATCGACGCAGCAAACGACGTTTCCGCCGCATTGACCAAGGGCAACCGCGCACACCAGAACGACCTTGCCGACCTCATGACATGGCTGGACAAGCGCGAAGGCACCGCGCTGGAAGGCACTGGGCTGTCAGTATGGGGCACAGGCGGGTTCGTCGTCGTCTTGCTGATCGTCGTCGCGTGCGTGCTCATGCCCGCGCTAATCCCGCTCGTCATACAGCTTGTGCAGACCATAGCAGGGACATCACGCGCAGTGCTAAAACAGACAGGCGCGGCCATGGTATCGGCCATCAGCGAATGGGAGACCGAAAACCCGACCGAAGCCGAAGAGCTAAAAGAGATTATGTCGCGCAAGATGGACACCAAGAGCAAGACCATCGTCAAGAAACTCAAAGACGGTCAGCTTTAATGCCAGCGCCCACGCAGCGAGAACTGCACTGGCAATGCGCTAAGGAGCACTTCCGCGCCCGCCGCTTTCGACTAGCATTCCACGAGCTAGTCAAGGCGGCTTTTCCGTCGCTGCGGTTGCCGCTGTGACTTACAGGTTTTCCTCAATCCGCGCCCGCTCCGCAGCCAGCTCAGCCTCAGCGGCGTGCAGGCGCAGCTCGATCTTGCGGCAAAACGCGACGTTGATCGTATGCGCATATCCGCGCCCCTCGTTGATAAGCTGGCGGTCGGTCAGCGGTGTGGTGGTTGGCGTGCTCATACGGGGGTATCCTCTCCTG